AGCATTAGAAACAGCGGGAATAAGTCAACTAGAAGTTGGACAATCAGTAACATACGAACTTGCTGAACAGCGTGGTAAGCAATCAGCAACAGAAATACAAAAAATATAAAGGAGGCTATTATGGCTATAACTATTGATGGTAAACAATATGACGAAACTAAATTGGATGACAAGCATAAGAATGCTATCGTTCAAGTGCAAGCAGCACAGAATAAATTAAAACAACTTCAAAGTGAGTTTGAAAATGTGCAAGTATTGATTGCACACCACAGTAAGTATTTAACTGAAAATCTTCCTGCGGCAGCTCTAATTGAAGCTACTGCTGAAGCTGTAGAAGCTGAAGTTGTTGAGAAGGCAGAGTAATGGCAAAGAAAGTCAACACTAATATAAAGTATGAAAAGAAGTTGAGTAAGTTTGGCGGTAGTATGAGATGGTTAGTTATTGAACGACCAACTGGTAGTATCGTTAGTGCTTACACCTTTGAAGATGAGGCACAAACAGTAGTTGACTTTCAAAACAAAAATAGAGTATGGACATCACAAGGTGGCGTTCCTGCTTACATAGCATTAGGTAAAATATGAGCGAACAAAGCAAACGATTCTATGAAATATTAGATACGATAAAAAACCTACATGATGCCAAGAAGCATGACTACGGAAATGCAGATGTATTTGCTAATTTCAGACTATCTGAGTTAGCAGGTATATCTCCTTGGAAGGGTTCTGTTATTCGTATGGGTGATAAGTATGCTCGTATAAGTAACTATATAAAGAAAGGTGACTTTAAATTTAAAGAAGAAAGTATTAAAGACACACTTATGGACATGGCAATATATAGTTTAATAACTATTGTATTATATGAAGAAGAAATGTTTAATAGCCATGTCAAACAATTTGAAGAAGGAATGAAGGAGAAAGAAGATGGGTGAGCAAGTTGATTTATCTCGATTAAACAATAAAGAGGATAAGTTTGTAGTAACTCATCCAGATACTAAAAAAGAATATGCATTTGATCCTAGTATTCTTGCTGGAGCTGATTGGTCTAATGCCTTCCAATCTAATGATGGTGATTTTACTCCTGAACAAATTAAAAAATATTATGATGCCGCAATGGCAATGGATTGGCAAGACGGATGGTATTCAACACGAGAAATGAAAAATGATGGTAAGTCTCCTGGATATAAACACATATCTTTAGGGGGTAGTGATACTGAACGAGTTGATTATGAGATAGAACAAGATTGGGTTAAAGAGGTTTGGGATAATATTAATCCTGGTCTTAAATTAATCAGACACTATCTAAATGGACATGGACCAAATCAATCGGGTGGTATTCATCTGGATGGATGGACTGGTAATCAATATACTGTAATTGTATATCTAACGCCTGATATGAAACCAGAAGATGGTGGCACACTAGAACTTTGGACACCAAATATAACTGATGAACAGAAGGCATTGGCAATTAATAGTCCTTATAGTTTTAATTGTCCTCAAGAACATGATATAAATGTTCTGAAATCATTTTGGCCTAGACCTGGTCGTGTTGTAGTGTTTGATGCTAGAATACCTCATGTTGCAAGGGCAGTTGAAAGTGATAAGTTTAGAGTATCGTTAGTATTTAAAGGTACTACTCTGGGTATGGCTCCAGAAAAAGTCGTTAATAAAAAAATGATTGAAGCCGCAGATATTGAATTTGAAGAAGTAGAAAAATAAATAACGCTTGACATTATCTCTCCTTTCTGTTATATAAATAGTTATATGGCATATACATTATTTCCTAAAACAAAAGGAGAGATTATTAAAAACTGTTTGAAGTCGCCTGAAAAGGCAGCGGATATTGTTGACCTTTTTGGTTTCTTAAAAAACAAATTTAAAGATATAGATACACCTATTAATATAGATGTAAATATTTTAGGAAAGGTAAATGTTAGTAGAGAGCTTCAAGGAATGATAGAAATAAAAGATATCATTAAAGGAGTAAAATTAACTCAAATTAAAATTAAATTTGGTGCTGGTTCCTCTGGTAATAGAGGTGTTAAAAATAGAGGTAATTTATTTGAAAATACTTTTGCTAATGGTATTAGAAGTTATTGGGATGATGAAGAAAAAAGTAATAACGATAAAGCTATTATAGAATTATCAAAAATACATAAATTTAATAAACTTAAAAATCTAGTAGTAAAAGAAGAAGGTGCTCAAAACACTAAACGACCTTTAAAATTTCAACCAGGACCATACATCACATCACCAACAGGAACTTTAAATATAGGACCTGCTGTTACTGACTTAACCTTACATGAAGCTAAAACGATTGATAAGGTTACGAAGTCGAATGTTGTTGCATATTTAAGTTTAAAACTAGGTGGCACAACAACATTCTTTAATGTAGGTATTAAAACAATTTTAACAAAAGAAGATATAGAAACAGGCACAGTTACAAATAAAGATGGTATAAAAATGTTACAAATGTTTGGAATAGATAATCAAACTTTTTGTAAAATATTTAATGGTAAGTTAAAGCAGGGTGTACAAACAAATACCTTTGGTAAAATTAATAAATCATACCTACAAACATTTTTAAAATCTGGTATAGGTTATGGATTTACTGTTGTTCATAAAATTAATTCTAGTATAACCAAAGTATTTGAAATTGATGAACCCTACATGATGAAGGCTGCAAAACCTCAATCTTGTATTGTTTATTATGGTGGTAAAACAGGTACTGGTAAAAGAGTTGATATTGAAATAAAAACAGGAAAATATATGTTTAAAGTTAATATGAGAGATACCCAAGGAAAAGATGGTTATCCTACAAGAATTATGGGTGATTTTACTTACCTACCATAAAAACCACTTGACAAGCCGTTGAGAATATGTTATAATATAAATATAAGTATAATATTAAATGGAGTTAGTGTAAATGCAAGGGTTTCAAGAATATCTCATAGAAGATAAGAATACACATCTTGAGCATCTGGAAGACGAAATAATAAATAATGGAACTAAAGGGGCAAAAACCTCGATTGAATTTTTAAAGTCTATCAAGAAGATGCTTCAAGGCGGTAAAGGTGGATCAGCAATCTCGGTGAAATGGGATGGAGCACCAGCAGTATTCTGTGGTACCAATCCAGAAAACGGAAAGTTTTTCGTTGGCACTAAATCTATATTTAATGCAACCCCCAAAATCAATTATACAAACGCAGACATCAAGAGAAATCATGGTGGTGCATTAGCAGATAAGCTAATGATTGCATTGAAGTATCTTCCTAAATTAGGTATTACTGGCATACTACAAGGCGATTTGTTATTTACAAGTAGTGATAAGAAAACTGCTACAGTAGATGGACAGAAGTCTATTATCTTTACACCTAACACTATAACATATGCTGTGCCTGTTGTCAAGAGCGGATTCTTTGGAAGTTCTCTTTATGACAATATCAATAAAGCAAAGATTGGAATTATATTTCACACATCTTATTCAGGCAAAACTATGAAAGGTTTAAATGCTTCGTTTGGTGCAAGTGTGAGTGGATTAAAAAAGAATAAAAGTGTATTCTTTGATGATGCCATGTATAAACAATCACCTGATCCATGATTTTCAAGAACAGAAGAAATTGCATTTGATAATATTATCAGAATGGCAGAAGGTTCTGCTTATAAAGCAGGTGCATTTATAGACAAACTTAAAAAAGATAAAGGACCTTTATCATTAGGCATACAACTCAAAACATTTTTCAATACATACATAAGACAAGGAACTAAAATAGAAGGCACATCAAGACTAGCAAATAATTTTGAAGTGTACTTTAGAGATAGAATTAAAAAAGAAGTAGCGAGTAAAAAAACAGCTGCAGCAAAACAAAAATACGAAGAAATATTAGAAGTCGGAATGAAAATATTAAGACCAAATAAAGAAGGTCTTTACTTTGCAATCGCAACATATATTACAATGCAATCAGCGAAGGCTATATTGTTAAGAAAATTAAATAACATACAAGGTATAGGTTCTTTTTTAAGAACAAAGAATGGATATAAAGTTACAAACCCAGAGGGGTATGTAGCAATTAAAGGATCAGGTGCTGTGAAACTTGTTGATAGATTAGAATTTAGTAGAGCAAACTTTAACATGGCAAAAGATTGGGTGAAAGGATAATGACAATGAAAGTATCAAGCGAAACATCTGTAGCAATGCCAATGAGAAATTTAATCTCTATTGTTGTTGCTGTAGGACTAGGGGTATGGGCATATTTTGGATTAATCGAAAGATTAAATACTGCTGAAACAAGCATCATTCTAATTAGAGAAGATATTG